GGACTTGTACTTCGCATCAGCAATCCGGCCATCAATCACACCCACCAGACCATTCCCAAGATCCAACGACCCCGTAATCCGGGCACCCTCAATCACCACCGAGCCGCCACCAGACTCAACACCCAAACGGCGCCCCGTCTCCTGCCAGATCCCAATGTTCCGATCACGCGCATCCGGCTTCCCCGAGATATACGCCTCCCAGATCGTCTCCGGCTCAGCGAACTTATGGATCGAACCCTGACGGCCCGCGTAGATGCCGGTGTCGACACCGCCACCGTTCGCGAACGCCTGCGCGTAGTCGAAGATGTTGCCGTTCGCGGACCCCGCCACATGACCACCCGACCCACCAGGCCCAGGCGAAACCCGGAACTGGTGGTTGCCGGTGATGTTGCGGATCTGCTGCTGGATGTTCATGAGGTACTGGTACGACTCGGAGTAACCCATCAGCGAGATGCGGATCTGAGGGTTCGTCGGGATGTTGGTCGCCGCCGTAGCGACTTCCGACAGCGCCCGCTCAACCTCTGCTGCAGAGCCCAGATTCTGGTCAGCCCACGCAACAGCCTCATCCCGAGACTCACCCATGGCTTCACGCTGCTGAATCACAGCCTCGCGACCCTTGGCCCACTCCTCGCGGGCGGCCTCGAACGTGCCCCCGTTGTCGATGATCGCCTGAGCCGAATCCCTGTGCGCTTGCTCAACTTCGCGCATCGAGTCGCGGAGAGCGATGGAGACGTCGTTCGCCCCATTGAGCGACACTTCTTCCGCCTCGGCCGCTTCCCCCAGAGAGTTGATCGCTCGCTGGGCAGCGTCCGTCGCCGAACCCATGTCCATCGCGGTGCCGCCGACTTCCTCGAGGGCATCGATCAGGTCATCAAGGTTCTTCTCCGCAGCCTGGGTCGCTTCGGCGAGCTCATCCGTAGCATCGGTGGCGTCACCGTAGCCATCCGCAGCCACACCCGCAGCATCAGCGCTATCCCGGTCCGCCTTCTGTTTCTGCTCCGCAACGGCGATGGCCTCCTCGATCGACTGGCTCTCGCCAGCAACCGCATCGGTCAGAACCCGAACCCAAGACTCGTAAGCCTCGTAGTCATCCTTCGACCCGCGGTGCGAGTCGGCTGCAGCCTCGACCTCCCGGCGCATCTCCTTCAGTGCCTCAGCATCGCCGTAAGCGGCGTCAGCGACGAGATCGAGCGAGATGCCCAGCTTCTCTGCCGCATCGAACGCGGACGACTGCTCCCACCACAGCATCGACTTCCGGGCGGCGAGGTTTTCCACGATCATGTCGCGCGTCGCCTTGGTGACCCGGTTCGTGCCCGATTCAAGGGTGTCCGCGTACGCCTCAGCCTTAGCCCGAGCCTCCGCCTGTGCCATCGCAAGCATCGACACGACCGTGACGACCAGCCCGATTCCGGCAGCAACACCGCCCGCAATCAGACTCACGCGCCCGAGAGACACGTTCATCAGATCCAGTGCAGCCCGGAACTCCGCGACCTTCGGCACGCCCAACAGGATCGCGCCGCCGACAAGCCCCACAGCACCCGCGACTGCCGCGATTGCCAGCACAGAACCCTGCACGGGCTCCGGCAGGCCGTTGTACACGTCCACCAGCGCCGTCACGACCTGCACCATCGTTCGAAGCACGTCGTTCGCCGCAGCGCCCGTCGAGATCAGTGCGGTATCGAACGCGCCGCCCAGAGCCTCAATGTCGCCGGCGAGGTTGTCCAAACGCTGCGATGCGACCTCTGACGCGTAACCCTGGTCATCGACGGCCGCGGTCCAGTCCTCGATGCCCTCTTTGCCTTCGCGCATCAGAATGTTCGCGCCACGGATGGCGTCCTGACCGAAGATCATCGCCAACGTCTGATCACGCTGCGCCTGAGTCATGCCACCCAGTCGGTCTTCCAGGACGCCAGCCAGGTTGGCCAGGCCGATGAAGTTGCCCTGCCCGTCGTACGCCTGAATGTTCAGCTCGGCCATCAGATCCTTGACCTCGCCGGTCGGGTTCGCCAGACGCAGCAGCATCGTGCGCATCGACGTACCCGCATCAGACCCGAGCATGCCCGCCGACGCGAACGCCGACAGGGTGCCCACCGTCTCCTCAACGGAGAGCCCGAACTGGTTCGAGACCAGACCCGCCTGATTCAGCGCGCCCGCCATGTCGGTCACGTCACCCATGGCCTTACCGGCACCTGCAGCGAGCAGGTCGGCCACGTGCGACGCGTCCTCACCGTTCAGCTCGAACTGCTTCAGTGTGGTGGCGGCGATCCCAGCGGCTTCAGCAACCCCAAGGCCACCAGCAGCAGCCAGGTCCAGGGCGCCAGTGAGCCCGCCGCCAAGGATGTCTTCGGCCGACACGCCAGCCTTCGCCATCTCCTCGATAGCGTTGGCAGACTCCGTAGCCGAGAACACCGTCGCGGCACCAGCGTCAAGCGCCGCCTGCCGCAACGCGTCCTGGTTGCTCGCTGCATCCTCGCCCGTGGCGATGACGTTCGACATCGCCTGGTCAAACTCGGCGAACTTCGCCACCGCGATCCCGACACCCGCGGCCATGACGCCACCAGCGAGGAACATGGCTCCGCCGAGCTGCTGAAACGCCTGCTTCTTCTGCGTCAGCTTCTCAGCCTCGGAGCCCGCCGTCCGCGTCGCACGCGACGCCTCAAGCATCGCCTTGTTGTACTCCGCAACCTCGGCGGACAGACGAACCTTCACTACTCGTTCGGCCAAGTGGAATCACCAGCCTTCCGAGCAATCGGGTAGCCTCACCCGTATGGGTGCCTACCGGTATCAAGTTGTGTCACTGCCGCAGCAGCGGGACCTGCCTCGCGGGGTCAACGTCATCGATGCCATGAACACCGAGCTCGACGCCCTCGCGGAGGCTGGTTGGGAAGTCGCCGCCTTCGACCGGGCCAGCCAACTGGGGCCCGGCACCTTCGTCCTGCGCATGCCCCGCTGACCGTTCCAGGTGAACAGGCCATAGCAGTGGCCAGTCTTCATCTGCCTTGATCAGCTTCCGTCGCGCCTCGAGCGCCCGGTCGATCGCCGCTTGAGCGAAGTCGACGATCGGTTCCGCGACGAACTGCCCCTCAGCGTCCGGCGAATAGGGGTTGAACTTCGGATCCGTCGCCTCTGACACGAGAACCCCGTGCGAACCGCGCGGCTCATGCTCCCGCTCCCAGTCTGCGAGGATGAGCGCCCGGTCGCGCTCACCGTATTCCGATTCGCGCACGGTGACCGCGCGCGTCACCCGGTCCGGGTGTTCAGGATCCTCGTAGAGGAACGTGGTTACTTCGCCCGGCTCCCAGCCTTGGAAGCGGCGCGGCGAGACTCCCTGTTCGCGGGCGAGGCGGACTGCCGGCCCGCCTCCGCTTTTCCCAGCCGCTGAAGCTCCTGCATCACGTCATAGACGTTGAGCCCCCAGATCAGGGAACCGATCGAGTTGCGATGCACCGCCTCGAGCACGCTGTAAATCTCAGCCCACTCTTCCTGATCCACCGGCTCTCCGCCGACCGTGATCTGCCCAGCTGGGTAGTCCCGCGGGAGCGCGTACTGGTCATAGCCGATGCTGTGATCCCCAGTGTTCGTACGACGCGGCGGGTGGCTCGACGCCAACTCCTGCCACTCGTCCGGCGACACCTTCGCCACAACCACTTCAACGGCCTCGCCGCCGAGAACAACCTCGAGAGTCTTCGTCTTGACCTCTGCGAGAGCTTCCCGCTGCTTCGCGATCAGCGCCTTCAAGTCCATGCTTCTACTCCTCACCAGTCCTCACCATGCGAAAAAGGGGAACCGGGGTGGGGCCTGGTGAGGGAACCCCACCCCGGGGCTTACGTCAGGCCGCCTGGACCTGAATCTCGTGCTCGCGACGCACCTTGCCGCGAACGTTCAGCGACTGAACCTTCACCAGCTCGGAGTTCTGCGTCGGAGGAACATCACGCGGAATCGACGTGGTGACCGGGATGATCGCGTTGATCTTCGTGTCCTCGTCGATCTCGTGGTCGTTGAGGTAACCGAGGATCTTCACGATGTTGCCGTCAACGCCCGGCACACCAAGCGCCGTCTCAATGTCGGTCGGAGTCGCACGGTTGTACACCCAGCGGACCTCCACCGTGTCCGTCACAACACCATCAAGCTCCAAGGCCTGATCAAGCGTGAACCGACCAACAGTGATCTTCGCGATCGACGTCTCATGCGTGAAACCATCCGACGTCAGACCGTACGTCAGCCGCTTAACACCAGTGGCCGTCAACTCCGCAATCGTCGGCTTCGTCAAATCGGCAATAGCAGGCACCCACAGGACGATCCCATGACCGTCACTCGCGGTGCCCTTCTGAACCGGCTCAAATGCCATGTTCTCTCCTCAAGAGTTGGCCCCCGCGGGGGCGGTTGAATCCTCACCAGGCTTGATCCGTGCCCGCTTCGAAACGGGACGGTTGGACTTCACCGGCACACGGCCGGGAACAAAAAGAGCCGGTCGCGACATCGCTACCGGCTCCGGGTCAATCACCCTGTACAAATCGGGATGCTTCTCGAGCTCCCCAACAGGAACATCAAACTCATGCGGCGGATCACCACGACCCGCCGACCTCACACGCACAAACGGCATCTACGCCCTCCTCGACCAGAACTCGAGCGACAGGTCGACGTAGTACAGGCGGGCGGTCTTGTCGAACTTGACCGTCCCCTCCTCCACCGCATCCGTCGCCATCTTGATCGGATCGCAACGACGACCCGGGACCTCGAGCGCGTGGCGAATTGTCTGCTCCATGACCGCCTCGGTCAGCTGCAGCACACCGTCCGCATCGACAGCGACAACCCGCACATCGAACGACAGGAACCGGTCAGAATCGATCGACTGCAACGCCAGGTAACGCTTGTCGCCCAGATCGTCGGGGATCGCGGGGAACGCAACAATGTAGTTCGCCCGCACCGCTTCACCGCCAGCAGTGAGCCGCACCACCGTGTCCGTCTTGTTCGCCAGCTGCGGGTGCGCACGCAGACGCGCGACGAACGCATTGAACTCAGCCCTCATCCGCCCACCACTTTCCTCATCGCGTCGAACTGGGCGATCTCGAGGCCACGCACAAAGTCGTCCTCATTCGCACGCACCGCATCACGCCCCGCATGCTGGGGGCTGGCCAGCACGCCACCAGGCGCTTCCTCAAGGAAACCGGCCGAACCACCCGGACGGCCAAGCTCGGGACCAATCTCCGCCCCGATGCTGCCCGCCTCGTACTTCATGTCGTAGAAGATCGACGACGCATAGTCCGACGAGAAACCATCGCCCGCACCAACCTCAGCGCCCTGCCGCCAGTCATCGCGCATATGCCGCGCAGTGACCTCGACAGCCTTCTTCACGAACGGGCCGATCTTGTCGCCAGCACCAGTCAGATCCGCCGCCAGCTCATACAACTCATGGAAGTCGTCAGCCACGGCAACCCCCTACGACAGTTCAGTCACCGGATACCTGTGCGCCGTCACCATGCCCGCGGACGGCGAACCGTCAACCTTGTACGTGCGGCCGACCAAGGACTCATCGACTTCCGATGCGGTCACCATGAACGCGGCACCCTCTGGCACAACCGCCGAACCCACGGGCAACTTCACGATCACCTTCTGTGACGCCACAACCTGCCCCGCGCTAGCAGAATCCGACACCATCGTGTCCGGATACTTCACGCGCGCCGGCCCCTCGTAGATGAACGGCTCCGTCACCGTCTGCACCGGATCACCCGTCACGGGGTCGGTGGAGTCCACGAGCTGCCCCGCACGCACCGTCTCCGTCATCGTGGAGTCGGCCTGCGACCGCAGAAACGGCAACGCGCGCTTGAGGTCATGAATCAGATCCACGGCGCACCGCCCTCAAAGATCGGCACACCAGCAATATCCACACCGCACGAGCAATACGTCGCACCGAACATCAGCGAACACCACGGCAGGTGCGACGTCGACGTGCCCACCATGTCGAGCGCGAAAGCCCCAGACGGCTCCGTCAAACCCAACAGCACCCACCACTCATCCAGGATCGACACGCGACCCTTGCCCGAACGATACGTCCGCGACGACGACCCATCATCAACCGAAACGGTCACCTGCGTCGCATCATCCGGCCGCTTCACATGCGCAACCACGGCCTCACGGACGACATAATCGACCTTCGCCTCATCGATCGGGCCAACAGCCAACTTCTCCCGCCGGTTCTCGATCAACATCTCAGCATCCGAAACCCACAGGCCCCACTGCTGAGCCGTGATCGAGTCCGGTTCGGGGGCGGCCACACCAAGCGCAACCGCAATCATCTCGGGAGTCACAGCCATGACCGCCCCCTTTCCTTACTCGGACTTCTTCGAACGAGGCTTGGCCTCCGGCTTGTCCGCCGGCTCCCAACCATCGGTGAAGCGGTCGTCCTTCTCGTCAGAGACGGACACGACGACCTGCGTCAGTGTGTTCTTGAACTTGCCCATGCGTTCTCCGATCAGACGTTGGCGACGGCATCCTTGACGGTCGCGAAACCGTCAAGATCCATGACGCCCCAGCCGTACACGACCTCCATGCGGAGAGCGATCTGGTTCTTGCGCTTCAGGTCGCCCTGACCGTCCGGGTCACCGAACTCGATCAGCTCGACCGGCACAACCTCCTGGACACCCCAGCGCAGCAGGTCCCACTGGCCCACGATCGCCTTGATGCCCGAGTTCGCCGACGCCTCCGGGAGACCCGAAACGGTCGACGTGCTGTACGCCTGCAGACCCTCAAACGAGGTGATGTTGGCGCCGAAGCCGAGCTCCGGGTACTTCTTGCGGCCATCCGCGTAACGGGCGGTCGCAACAGTCCACGAGTAGGTCGGGTCGAACGCGATACCGTTCGGGATGTACCCGTCAGCGATGACCAGGCCAGCAGCCTGCTCGATCACGATGTCGGGGGTACCCAGCGTGGCCGTGGTGATCTCGACACTGTTGGTCGTGGTGCCGATCCGGTCGCCCGCAACGATGCTCGCAATGGCAGTACCCGTGAGCGGGTTGATGCCGTGGAACACGCCCAGGTCAAGCGCACGCGACAGGGCCACGCCGCCCTCTTCGGCCAGGGTGCGGAGGATGCCGAGCTGGTAAGCGTCGTCAGCCCACTTCACTTCCTGGTTGAACCGCTGAGTGACCTGCACCTTGTGCGGGGTCACAACCTTCGTGCCGAACGTGGTGGTCGTGTGTGACTTGTCCGCACCCTCACCGACGTACTCCGCACGGGGGCGGCCGGTCAGCGTCATGTGAGTGACCTCACCGAAGCGCTGCGGCTCAGCACCAGACAGGGCGACAACAGCCGACCCGCCGATAGCCTTCTTGAACATGCCGTCCGCGATGTTCTTCGGGAGCGTGACTCCCGAGGTTCCGATAACTGCCATGGTTCCCTCTTCCGGTTAGTCGGACCCACCGAAGAGCGCAGAAACGAAAGCTCGCTCTTCACCCTCGATGGATCCCGTGTTCTTGGCGTCGCCCTCTTTCGGAGCGACGTTTCCCTGCTTCTTGACGGCCGCTTCTCGACCAGCCAGGCGCTGAGCCTGAGTGATGAGGGTGGCTTCGTCGGAACCGGTCAGGAACAGGTCGGCATCGGACGGCGAACCGTCCTCACCCTTCTCAGTGCTGATCCCGAACTTCGCCGCAACGCTCGTGCGCAACGCACTCGCCTTGGTCGTCGCCAGTTCGGACTCAAGCGACCCAAGCCGGTCCTCGAGCGTCTTCGCGCCCTCAGCCTTCGCCTTCAGGTCGGGGTAGTCCGCATACTTCGCGTCGACGCGCGCAATGCGCTCCTTCACGATGCGGTCCACATCAGCCTGAGTAAACGCCTGTTCCTGCTTCTGCTCGCCACCCTCCGGGGCCTTCTCGGCACCTTCGGTCGTAGTGGTTTCGCTCATCGGTTCTCTCCCGTTTCCGTGCCGTCGCACATCACCCAGAAACCGTCTGGTACGGCCCACCGGTCAGTGGGAAGTCTTCGAGTGCTTACGCAGCAACTCATCCGGATAGTTCGCCTCGATGTAGGAGCGGATCTGCGCACGCTGAGCCGGCGTCTTCTGACGCCTAGACGCCATGTACTGAATCGCCGACGCCTCCGGACCCACATCGCCCTTACCGAACACCGGGGCCGCCGTGCACCCACAGTTCTCATGCGCACCAAAGTCCGCCGTCGCCTGCCGGTACACCGTTCCCCGGCCAGCGAGCATCTTGCAGAACCCGCACGCACTAGCCGACGCCAACCGGCGCCAACCCACCGCGGCAGGATCCCGGCGACGATTCGTGAGGATCGTGTCCCTGTAAGGGCGCGAAACCTCAGACCGCATCACCTCAGTCAGGCGCGCAATCGCAGCAGCCTCGTCATCGATCGACAACGGCTCCGACGCCCACGCCACACCCCGACGAATCCGAACCGTACGATCCAGAATCACCGGAGACGCAACGAACCGACCCCCAGCACGAGCATCCGCACGAGCATCGTCATAGAAATCCGCAGCCAACGCCGCCGACCCCTCCGAGTAGAACCCCACAAGGTCAGGCACCGTATCCAGAAGCTGCAGACGGCGGGACTCGAAAGCACCCGACGAACGACGCAACGTCCACACAACCGTGTCCGCCGCATCATCCGTCAGGACCGCGAGCTCCGCCTTCGACTCAAGCGCCGACACCATCAGCAGGAACCACAGCAGCACGAGTCAAATCAGCGTCCCGAGCCGCGATAATCGCAGCCGCACTCTGACGCCCCACACTCTTCCGCTTCTCCGCCAACGCACGCTGAATCTGCTGCTCATCCAAACCCAACAGCTCAAGACCAACCTCAGTCTCAGCAAGCCACGGGACAGCACCCAACTGCTTCGCACCCGCATCAGCCGCAGCCGCACGAGACAGGTGAACCGGGTTACGCCACTTCGCCTCGATCGACGCCCACGCGGCCGGAACCTCGTCCAGATCGTTCTGAATCGCCAGCGCACGCGTCACCGAGCGACGAATCGGAGTCGACCAACCATCGGTCGCGTCCTCAGCCTCCGCAATCAGCGACTCACGCGCCTCCGTGTACGAATCAGCCGCAGTCGGGTTCGCCAGATCAGTCAACGCGAAATCCGAATCAGACAGATCCATCTCACGCGCCATCAGCTTCGCCAACGCATTCAGATGCGCCAGATGCGGCTCCGGCGACGCAGCATCAAACTGCTTCACATCAGCGCGACCCTGCCCCTGCGGCGCATCCGGATCATCCGGGATACCAAACGCGCGACCCAACGCAATCTGCCACGACGCCTTCATCGACCCATCCGGGTTCTTGAAGATCGACTCCTCAGCACCCAACAAAATCAGCTTCGGGATCGCATAGATGTCCATGTGCGCCTCAAGACGCACCAACGCACGCAACGCCGCATACTGCGTCGAGATCGCAGGCCGAGTGATGCGCGACCGCCCCATACGCCGAGACGCACGGGGCCGGTACACCAGAGGATCCGCCGGCACATGCCACGGATGCTCAGACCTATCGATCGCCCAACCCGAAGAATCCTTCTCCGCATTGACCGTCACACCATCCAGGTACAGCACGAACCCAGTCGGCTCGCCATCCTTCCAAGACGTGATCGACAACAGATCATCCAGGCGACGCTTCCGCGTGTTCCACTGACCCGTCGCATTCAACGCATCCTTCGCATGAACCAGCGCAGCCGGCTCACCCTTCGACTCATCACCACGCGTCGTAATCAGATACGACACGCCATGAATCAGCGAATCCGTACGCCCCTGCGCGATCTCCGCCATCAAGAAGTTGCTATCAACAAGCTGCCGATACCCGAGATCCCCAAGGTCGCCCTCAGTCCAGATCATCTTGTCCAGCACGCACCGACGACCCAGGCCATCAACACCCTTAGCAGTCCAACCCAAAGCCAAACCCAGCTTCGAATACTGCGGCGGAATCACCGTGCCAACCTGCTTCACAGCCCGCTTGCCGTCATACAACGACGACCGCTCAAGATTCCGCGGCTGCTTCGCCCGCAACTGCTTCAGGTTCACGTTCAACGCGACACGCTCATCATCATTCAGTCCCGGAACGTTCAGAGTGTCATCGGTCACAAGATCACCGCCGTCCGCTCACTCGACCGCCGCGTCGGGCGCTCAACATCGTCCTTCTGCGCCCCCCACAGGGCCAGAGTCGCCGCCACCACAGGAGTGATATCCGACGTTTCGTCTTTCCGGTTCCAAGCCCACGCACCCGCCAACGGACGCTTCCGAGCAACCGACAACGCAACATTCATCTGCGGCTGATCCGCATGACGCAACTTCGGCGAAGGCTCCATCACCCCGTCAAAGAACTGCCCAGAAGCAACCGCCATATCACGCCCCTCAGCA